GGATGCAATGCGGTATGCACTTGAAGAATTTGTCAAGGGAAAGTCTTTTTCTTTTGAATAGAAATATATTAAGCAGGAAGGGGGTGAATGAATCGTGTTTAATTTTTATGAATCTGAAACTGAAAGGATAAACAGCATCATAAGGTTGGGTGCGGAAACAATCATCACTGATGAACGGTTCATTGAACTTGAAATCAGGCGGTTCAAGTCATCAAAAGGAAGAAAAGCAATGTTTGATGGTGAAAAATACTTTGCAGGTGACCATGACATCCTGAAAAGAAAAAGAACCATCATTGGGTCAGATGGTAAGGTTGAAGTGGTTGAAAACCTTCCAAACAACAGAATAGTTGATAATCAATATAAGAAGATGGTCAGTCAAAAGACAAATTACCTGCTTGGTCAACCCATTGCAATCAGGACTGACAATGAAGTGTATGATAAGCTTTTGAAGCCGATGTTCAATAAGCGTTTCATGCGTTTGTTGAAGAACCTGGGTAAGGATTCCTTGAATGAAGGCATTGGATGGTTGTTTGTTTACTACAATGAACATGGTGAATTCGCCTTAAAGAAGTTCAAAGGATATGAAATCATTCCTGGTTGGGCAGATGCAGACCACACAGCACTTGATTATGCAATCAGGATTTATGAAGTCATTGCTTATGAAGGTACAGAGGAAAAGACCATTGAAAAGGTTGAAGTTTATGATGACACAGGCATTCATTATTTTGTGATGGATGGCAGTCGCATTGTTCCTGCTGAACCCTTCTTTGCTAATTACTTCACTATCACTGACAATGAAGGTAAAGACCAGGGATGGAACTGGTCAAGAATTCCGCTGATTCCCTTCAAGTACAACAGTGAAGAAATACCGCTGATTAAGAATGTCAAGTCATTGCAGGATGGCTTGAACACCATACTTTCCAACTTCCAAAATAACATGGAAGAAGATGCAAGGAACACAATCCTTGTCCTGGTGAACTATGACGGTGAAAATCTTGCCGAATTCAGAAAGAACCTGGCAACCTATGGTGCTGTTAAGGTCAAGACCGTTGATGGTGCAGCAGGTGACCTGAAAACATTGCAGGTTGAAGTGAATGCCGACAATTACAAGGCAATCATTGAGATATTCAAGAAGGCAATCATTGAAAATGCAATGGGTTATGATGCAAAGGATGACCGCTTAATGGTAACCCAAATCAAATGAACATTCAGAGCATGTACAGTGATATTGACCTGGATGCAAATGAAATGGAAACAGAATATCAGGCTGCATTTGAAGAACTGCTTTGGTTTATAAACTGTCACTTTGCAAATGCAGGTTATGGTGATTTTGAAGGTGAAGAAGTTGAAATCATATTCAATCGTGACATCCTGATAAACGAATCAGAAGTGATTGACAATGTGAACAAGTCTGTTGGCGTTCTTTCTGATGAAACCTTGGTTGCTAATCATCCATGGGTTGATGACCCACAAAAGGAACTGGAACGAAAGAAGGAAGAAAAAGAAGCTGCAATGGCTGAATATCAGAATGCCTTCAATCCTGTTGTTCCTGGTCAGAAAGGCGGTCAAGGTGGTGTTGTAGATGAAGAATAGTGCATATTGGAAGCTACGGTTTGAACAATTGGAAGCTGCATCACACAAGAATGCTATTTCTACATTTGAAACCATTCAGGAACAATACATTGCAGCGGAAAAAGAAATCGAAAGGCAGATTTCAACTTGGTATCAAAGATTTGCAAAGAACAACCAAATCACAATGGCAGAAGCAAGAAAGCTTTTGACCAGTGGTGAACTTGCTGAATTCAAATGGAATGTCAAAGAGTTCATCAAGTACGGTGAACAAAATGCACTGAACCCACAGTGGATGCAGGAACTTGAAAATGCATCAGCAAGGTTTCATATTTCCAGGCTTGAAGCTTTGAGAATTGAAACGCAGCAGACAGTTGAAAAGCTGTTTGGTGGTCAGGTTGATGAAGTTGACAAGCTGCTGAAAAAGAATTACCTTCAAAACTACTATCACACTGTTTATGAAGTTCAAAAGGGGTTCAACATTGGTTGGGATATTGCAGCGGTTGATGACAGGACAGTTGAAAAGTTAATTTCAAAACCATGGGCAACAGATGCAAAGAATTTCAGTGAAAGGATATGGTCAAACAAGGCTTCCCTTATCAATGAAGTTCAGACACAGCTTACAAGGACAATCATGCTTGGAAAGTCACCTGATGATGCAATCAAAGCTATTGCAGCAAAGATGAAAACATCACAGGGGCAAGCAGGAAGGTTGGTGATGACCGAATCAGCTTATTTTTCTTCACAGTCACAGAAGGATGCTTTCAATGCACTGGATGTGGAAAGGTTTGAAATCGTGGCAACCCTGGACAGTCACACTTCTGAAATATGCAGGGAACTTGATGGTCATGTGGAAGAAATGAAGAACTATGAACCAGGGGTCACTGCTCCCCCATTCCATCCTTGGTGCAGGACAACCACTGTTCCCTATTTTGATGACAACTTCACTGAAAGGGCAGCAAGGGGTGCAGATGGCAAGACCTATTATGTTGACAGCAAGATGAATTATAAGGACTGGAAGAAAACATTTGTGGATGGTGATGATAAGTCAGGATTGAAACCTGTTGACAATAATGTTATAATGGATGTTACCAAATTTGTTCCCGCCAAAACCCTTGCTGAAGCGGAAGAATTTGCACTGGATGAATTGAATATTGCGGCAAACTATCAGAAATATAATTTAGATGTTGCAAATGCCGTAAATGAAACAGTTGTTCAAATGCGTGACACCTTCGGTTCGGATTGTTTTGAGGATGGTTTGCATGGAATGGGAACATTCCCAAAAGGGTATAGTACCCGAACTGCGGGGGCGTTCGCTTGGCACAACTCAACAGAAATCGGGGATTTGTGGTTAAGGAATGTATCGCCTAAAAACGCATTAGAAAAGCTGAAATCCGTGGCAGAAGGTCAATTCCAAATGGGCTTCTGGTCAACTGGTGAAGCTATGCACACTATAAGGCATGAACTTGGTCATGCGCTTGCTCGTTCAGCAATTCAAAGAAATGTTCAAGGCACAATGTTTGATGAAGTGACAGCCTTAAAAGATGCGATTCAAGCGGAAGTTTTTAAGGCGAAAGGTGGAACAGCAATGTATCCTCAATATTTGTCAAAGTATGCGTTTACGAATACGGCAGAATTCATTGCTGAAAGCGTGGCAGAATACTTTTCCGAAAGTCCAAGAGAAACTTCTACAAAAGTTGTGGAAATTATGATTAAGCATTTGAAAGGGGGAAGTTGAAATGTTTGATTTATCTTCTTATGATGAATGGTTGGTTTCAACCGAAAAAGGATTGGGTGTTTCAGCCGATTGCCCTATTGATGTTTTGAAAGAATTGAAGGAATTGGATGCCGAATATGTGAAAATGTACGATGAACATTTATTGCATTTCCCTAAATGATTAAGCCGCCGAAAGGCGGTTTCTTCATTGGTGTTCCCCTGCTGATTCTTGTAAGTGGTAACAACATCCGAATGTCAACAGTTGATGAAGCATTTGAGCAACTGAACAGTTAAGAAGGTATTTGTTGATGAAGCATCCTGAATAAGGGTGCTTTTTCTATGTCAATTTTTAAGGGGTGATTGTGATGAAACATTGATATTCCAGGGGTACTGTAACCCCTAAAAGTTTTTTAAGTGGCTTAAAACGCATTTTAGAGGGTCACTTTTTCAGGTCTTTCTGAAAAGAAGGTGATTGATTGCTGAAAATCAAGAAATCACACTTGAATGAATCATACATTGTTTACAATCCACTTGATTTCAGCAAACACACCCATGTGCAGCAGCGTGGCATTGCATGTGTAGTAAAGTGGAATGTGGAAAGAAAACTGCTTCCCAAAACCAATAGTGTTTGGTTGTTAGAAAGTCACATGAGAGTGTCCGACAACAAAAGTTATAGTGAACAGTTGCAAGCAAAGATTGATTCATTGAAGTGAAAACCGTCACTTTGGTATTTCTGACGAAAACTGAAAAGACAAATAATACTGGACTGAACCAGGTGAAAAATGAATTTGAAAGGAT